GTGCCGTTTCCATCCCACACTGTAGCTGTACCATTTACATCAGTACCAGTATAGCCAAATTTATTAATATGTTGTTGTCCTGCAGGCAAACCCGCAGAAACAAATGGCGCAACGACTACCGCTTCAAATAACGTTTTATTATTTGCTAGATATGATTGCGAGTCTTTGTTCCAAATTGCCATAGTTTTTTCCTTTCAAAATAATATATATAATATCACATCTATCACAAAAGTAAATACATTTATACCTTAAAAAGTTCTCTGAGTTCTTTGTAACCCCCTACAACTTCACCCTCAAGGATGATAAAGGGCACGGTCTTTTGGTTGGGATACCTCTCCAAGAATTCATCTTTAGTAATATCTTTACCAATTCGATATTCTTCATATGTAACATCGTGCTTGTCTAGCAACTTCTTAGCGGCAGTGCAGAAGTTACAATTTCGTTTTGAGTATACTACGTTCATTTTTTTCTCATACTCCTAAATGGTCGATTACATCATATAAATGGTCATCACTTATTACACGCCTAATTTTTGACCAACCTGCATATTCTGGTATAGTCCATATAACACCTCTTAGGCTATTCATCTATTATCACCGATAATATTAAATTGATCATAGTTTTACTGTCACTAATACCAAACGTATTTAAACCAATGGCACAATCAGCCATTACGCCTCTATTCACTAAATTTTTATCGGAAAGATCACACCATAGATTATAATCTAAGTCTTTCCATATGGGGTTTTTAAGTGTCATCATAAGTTTATAATACCATCAATTTGATTATATGTAAATACATTTCTACATTTTATCTAACACATGGATTCGGTTGATCCTGGCTTGTATGATACCATTGTGATATTTATCTGGCTTGAACAAGACTCTCCGATCCATTTGCTCTTGGAGTTCCTTATAAGATAACTCCCCTTTAGACTTACAGAAGTGTAAAATCTCTCGCTTGAAGCCATCGGCATTAGTTTCTTCTACTAATGACTTTACAGTCTCACTGGAGCCATAATATTCTTTCCAATCAGATTCTACAATCTTCCTACGTTTTCTCTTTTTACCTTTCAAAGGCTTTAGAGTACGTTTAGACCATAATTGCTTCTTGCCTATGTACTTCATACCATTTGGGTCGGTGATACAATACACAAAACCAAATAAGTCTTTTAGTTCTTCTTCAGTGGGTTCCCATATTTGATCATGATATAACCAGGGATTCTTATACATTATTCTTCGTATTCAAATTCTTGTTGGATTAACTCATCAATAGTTTCATCCAAAGAACACCCACAGAATGGGCAGAATTCTGGTTCATCCCAGCTTTCATTTTCAAATGCAATAATAGCTTCATTATCACAGCCTATACAGTATATTTTTTCTTTTTGTTTACTCATAGTGAAAATCCTTTAAATGTATCTTCGTTGACATCCTTTTCTACACCCCCTACAATGTAAGAAGTAATTTCTGTTTCTTGTGGTGCGACTTGTACATCCCCACCGCTAATCCATTTAGCAGTCCATGGCAAAGGATTACTACCCCCTTTGGTAAATGGTGTAAGACCAATAGCAGTCATACGCTTATTACAAATCCATTCTATATAACTCACCAATAGTTCTTCGTTTAGCCCAATCATTGAACCCCCATTGAATAGGAACTTAGCCCAATCCTTTTCTTGTTCAACAACCGACTTGAAGATATCAATAACTTCTTCCTCACAGTCTTCGGCAATTTTCTTGAATTGCTTATCATCTTGGGGTAGTAGTTTCAATAGATTTTGAGTGGCTGCAAGGTGGATATTTTCATCCCGGGCAATGAATTTGATAATCTTTGCATTACCTTCCATCTTTTTCAATTCAGCAAATGACCAAGAACAAGCAAATGATGTATAGAACCTAATACCTTCTAGAGCATTAACAGCATTCAAGCATAACCAAAGTGCTTTCTTGTGTTCGTATTCATCAGTCTCTAAAGCTGTATTCAATTCCATTAATTGGTCATAGTATTTACTGATATCTTTGGCACAATCTACAATCTCTTTGATATTCATAATTTCATCAAAGACAATAGACGGATCAGAATATACATTTCTAATGAGATGTGTATAAGATCTTGAATGGATTGTTTCAAAGAATGACCAAGTGAGAACCCATGTTTCAAGCTCTGGTAGAGAAGTAATAGGCAAAAATGTCATTGCTGGTGCTCTACCTTGCACAGAGTCCAGTAGAATTTGCCGTTTCAAATTAGAGGTAAAAATGTGTTGTTCACTCGGATTAAGTTCACGGAAATCCTTTGAGTCCCGGGACAAATCTACTTCATCTGGCCTCCAAAAGAACCCCATCTGTTTATCAGTTAATTTTTCAAAGATCGGATACTTTAGAACATCATATCTGGCTATTGTCACTTCACCATCAAAGAACATAGTCTTAGCTGGATTTTTATTTTTAATATTAAATACTGTCATTTATTTCCTATATGGTACAAGAATCGCAGGATTCTTCATCTTCAACCTCGGACAATGGTACTTCTAACATATCAATGTTATCATCTGTAGCACCGTCATATGTATTATTATAATACAGTGTTTTACCGCCATATTTATAGTGCATTAGAATATCCTTAAGTAGATCAGATAATGGTATTTTTTCATCTTCAAAGTGTAATGGGTTATACGATGTATTAACTGAGATACATTGATCAACATACTTTTGTAAGATAGCCATAATCTTAAGGTATCCCTCTGGTGACTTTTGGTCCCACAACAAATCATACTTATTCTTAAGCCTACGGTATTCTGGTACAACCTGCTTAAGAGCACCGTCTTTGGATTGTTTAACAGACACATAAGACCGAGGTGGTTCAACACCGTTTGTAGCATTTGAAATCTGTGAACTGGTTTCAGACGGCATAAGAGCCATTAACGTACTATTCCGAATACCATATTCCTTAAGATCAGCTCTAAGTGTAGCCCAATCCATACGTTCTTTATGAGGCACAAGTTCATCTACAGTTGACTTATATAATAGATTAGGTGTAGCACCATTGCTGTATTTTGTTTCATTATTCTTAGGGCAAGCACCAAACTCTTTGGCTAACTCAACCGATTCCTTAATAATGTAATAGGACCAAGCCTCTGCATATTCATCAATCAATTCTAGGTTGGGTTCTTGATAATTACTTTCATTCTTGGCTAACCAATATGCAAAGTTAATGATACCAATACCCAATGGGCGCCTTGACTTTGTGGCATTTTTAGCAGCAGGGACCGGATAATTTTGGTAATCCAGCATTGCATCTAAAGCTCTAACAGCAATACGACAAGGTTTTTCAAAGTCTTCTGGCTTCTTAATGTTACCCCAATTGATAGCAGAAAGTGTACATAGGGCAATCTCACCTTCTGGGTCATTAACATTAGTCAATGGCTTGGTGGGTAGGCCGATTTCTGCACATAAGTTACTCATCCTCACTGGTGCAAACTCAGGATCAAATGATCCTTGTGTATTTACATTATCAACATTCATAAGATAGATACGACCAGTTTCCTTGCGTTCTTCTACAAATGATGTGAATAGATCAATAGCCTTAACAGTCTTTTTACGAATATGTGTATTCCGTTCGGCTGTTTCATATAACCGTTGGAATAATTCTTGGTCTTGGTAGAATGCATCATAAAGACCAGGTACATCACTCGGTGAAAACAAAGTTATATTATCACCTGAAATAAGGCGTTCGTAGAACAATTTGTTAAACTGAACCCCATAATCCAAGCGACGAATACGGTTATCTTCTGTACCCTTGTTATTCTTGAGTACTAATAGATCTTCTACTTCGTAATGCCAAATAGGGTAATACAGAGTTGCCGCACCTCCCCGTAAGCCCCCTTGGCTACAACTTTTGACAGCGGTCTGAAAATGCTTATAAAAAGGTATGACCCCAGTATGAACAGCATCACCATTACGTATAGAACTACCAATGGCACGTATACGACCAGCCCCAATGCCAATACCAGCCTTTTGAGATACATATTTAATGATTGAAGAAGACGTTGCATTAATTGAGTCTAATGAATCGTCTGTTTCAATAAGTACGCACGAAGAGAATTGTCGCTGAGGTGTGCGTAAGCCGCCCATAATTGGAGTAGGCAAGCTAATGTCAAAAGTGCTAATTGCATCGTAAAATTCCTTTATCCATTTAATTCGATCCGAATAGTTTTGGAACAGGAACATAGCAATAAGCATATATGCCATTTGAGGTGTTTCAAAAATCTGACCTGTTACTCTATTCTTTATTAGATATTTACCCCTCCACTGTTCCATGGCTGCATAAGTAAATAAATCATCCCGTGCATGTTTAACATAACTACCTAAGTCATCCCATTCTTCTAACTCATATAGGGTATCAAATGAAGTATAATAGCCCAGACTATGTAAACGGCTATAATGACTCAATAACCCATCTGGTTCATATTCACCATAGACTTCTTTACGAAGATTATAGTTAATAAGTCTACCAGCAACAAATTGATAATTGGGAGTTTCTTCACTAATAAGATCGGCCGCAGCTTTAATCAAAGTTTCCTGGATTTCAGACGTGGGTATGTTATTATAGAATGAAACATGAGACTTCAATTCAATTTCAGAAGGTGAAACCCCAGTGATACCTTCACATGCATCTGCTACTACACGATGGAATTTATTTAAGTTTAGTTCTTCTTTTTTACCAGATCGCTTGGTAACATATGTGATCATGAAAGTCCTCTTTCTAGTTGCTTGAGTTGTTCTGCTTCGTCGTATGCGGC